CCGCATTAACAAACTCAACTTTAGGATTTCTAAAGTAAATTGTTCCACTATCTGCCAACCTTGATGGACTACAATATCCGGGGTACAAAAACATTGCTTGAGTACCAGATCCACCAGTTGGACCGGCTGTCATTACAGCTCGTTGCCACACATCTTGATAGTTATTCAAGACAGATGAATTTGAACTTAATGCACTTCCCCCGTAATTTTCATATACGAGAATAACACCCTGAGAGGGATAGTTTGTAGCTCCGGTTACTAAATAATCAACGCTAAACGTAGCATATACACCGGATGGTATTGGAGCAGTATTACCGTGATAATGACATCCATTTGACCCCAAAACATAACTATAAACAACATCTCTTGGTTTTATAGTATATCCACCAACAGTTGTTCCAGCAGCAACTCTTTGAAACGTTCCGTCTCCGTTAATAGAAAAAGTAACATTTTCAGTTGTTTGACCGGTTCCATACGAAATGAATCTATTTGATGAATAACTTCTGTTTGAAGCAGCATCAAGTGCAACTACCAAACCGGATCTAACAAGTGGTAAACCTGAATTAATCGTACTCATATATTGTAAGTTTTACGAGTTGCGTTGAAATTTTGTAATATCTCAGCAGCAGTCAATGCTCTGTTATAAGCCTTTGCTATTGATACTATCGAATTACTAGCGTAATCTGTTGACGCTGCTCCAATATAATATGGAGTAGTAGACGCATATTGTCTCAATTGTTTTGTTAAAGATTGACTGGTAGATAAAGATCCATTTATGTATAGTCTCGCAACAGAGTTTTCAACATCATTTACAAACACTCCGTGATACCATGTATTTAAACTTAATGTAACGGACATACCGGTTGCCGTTACATCATTATACCACGTCGTTGTATCGATAATATTTGGATTTGCTACTCTGTGAGAAAGTCCACTGTGGTATCCTTGTCTTCCAAAAAAATATCCACTATACAATCCCGGTGGAGTTCCTAATAATTTAAACCAACATTCATATGTGTGACTATTATTACTTAAATTATCCAACACAGAATTTGCAACCGGCGTTGTCAATACACCTTGTGCGTTGGCATTAAAATAAAATCCACCACTATCAAATGCAACAGCGGAGCTATTGAGATTCACTTGATAACCGTTTCCGCTCAAATCAACTAAACCACCACCACCTGCTATTGTATTTGCCGACCTAGTTCCTTTTGTACCTGTTGACGCAATATATGGTGTTCTATATGATTTGTTTTCTACTTGGGGACCAAATAAATAATACGTATCATAATTTGGTTGGTCATTTATAAATTGAAAACCACGTTCTGTATTAGTTATACTTGTAAACGTAGTAGAATATCTCACCCACGAAGTTGTTAGTGTCACATATCCAGCAGCGTGCGTGTCGTTCAATCCATATCTCAATAATTCTCCACCCTTCAACCCTCTAGCATAAAAACTTGCAGTATATGTCTGTCCAGATACAAGAAATACTGTTCCTGCCCACAATAATCCCATTGCAACTGCTCCCACACCATAACACGAATTATCACCATTACGAATAACTTTTAATGCGTTGTATCCACCAAATGGATCCAAAACATCAGTAGTATTATATGTGATATTGGTCGCCGATCCACAATATCCTGCCCAGTCAGACGCAAATGTACTTGTATATGTTAATAAATTAGTGGTAGCTTCACCTCTGAAACTTTTAACAAATTCCCGATTATAGTAAAGTTGGAGATTGTTGGTTACGACTTTTAAGTTACCTTGTTGTATAGCCATATTAGACCTTTACTTCTGATTCAAGTTTATCAATATCTTGTCTTTCAGCAGTAAAGTCCCAATAAAATTCAAAAGTTTTGTCACCGTCAAACATTTGTTTGTCATATGCAACTACAAAGTAATTTTCACTAACATTTACCTCGTTTACATACAAAACTCTACTGTGTCTGATATTTGTCAACTGAATGTTGATATCATTATGACGAACCAATTTATAAATATACTCAGGCAATACCACCTTAGCATATCCTTTAACAGCAGTACCCTTGCCAGTCAAACGTATACCATGATACGGACTTTCCAAACTACCATAAATCAGTTTGTATCCCTCTTTGGTAGGATGATCAATTTTGAAACTCTTGCTGTTAGCAGCAAACGTTCCATTAACTTCCAAATTGTACGTTGGTGACACAGTATTGACACCAACCAAACCAGTCACAGTTACAGCAACTCTCGTAGATCCGCTTGTCTCAATGTGTAAACTGTGCGTATCGTTTGTTCCAATTACCGCCGTAGAACCAAAACTATTGCCACCCTGCACAAACGCATTTCCACTTGGTGACACATAACTTGCAGTCGTAGCAGTACCAATCAAATTGCCATACACACCCGATTGTACATTCAAACTGCCACTCAATCCATAATGGCCCGTCAACGTTCTGCTATTGTTCCACTGTGTACCAATTCCATAAACCAACAAATCACCCGTGCTCAAACCTGTCAACGCAACATCACTCAATCCCGCCAATGTATTGGACACAGGAGTGGTTCCGCTTGCACCGGTTCCACCCACACTTCTAAAAATACCACCCTGAATTATTGTTGCTGCAGCAGGATCTGTTAATGATACACCATTACCACCTTGTACCGCAATATATCCAAGAAAAATTGCATTTAATGCAGTGTTCGGTGCCTCGACAAACGATTCATGAAACTGTGCATCAGCAGCATCAACCAAACTGTTATAAATTGCATTTCCGTAATAAACAATAAACGCCTGAGTTGGACTGTTCGGAATCCAAAACACTCTTTGTAACGAAAATTTGCCGCCTGGAACTGTATCCAATAATCCTGTAGAAGTATTGTAATATTGATGATTGTCGAGTGAAGTATATCCAGCACCACCAACGCCTGTATCAATGATGGCTGTAGAGCCACTAATATGATATCTATAAATTTTACTGGTATTTGTTGCTCCTTCTACAACCGTACTAGGATGATTTGGATTAAGTACATAGTTTGCACCTTCTCTATATGATCTACCCTCAGACTTTTTAATGCTTAATGTAGGATTGCTTCCACTAACTTGCAACGTATGTCCACTGATTTTAAGAGGACCAAACGCTCTAAAAAAGTCATCAGATTTTTGTTGACCACCATAACTGATCTGAGGAGCGTTAAATACACCGCTACTAACACTGCCGCTCAAATGCAAAACAACACCCAACGTGATTTTACTATCCCATTCGTTAATATCATTTTCACCCCACGGAACAGTTTGTTGGACGATTGTACCATCTGCACCAACGCCGACATATGTAATATTCGCACTACCACTGTAGTAAATTGGTAAAGTTTGAGATGGCCAACTGACTTTGTTCGTAGTAGGATAGGGTGCACTACCCGTACTAGCGTTCATCGTAACAATCAATCCTTCACCCTCTGTGACACTAAATGTGGTGGTTCCGGGGGTTGACGATAATACCCCACCGTGCAACAAGCCTGTGGATAAAGTGCCTTCCAACCAACGAAGACGAACTGTATTTAAATAATTTCCACTATTTTGTGTGAAGTACAAATCGTTGGTACTTCCACTAACATACATGTATGAACTAGTGAAATTGTTTGGAATATTAACAACAACCGGATCAAGTTGTAGATACCCATCAATAACTTGATTGCCATTAATTTCAAGATATGATGCTGAAACGTATCCAAACGATGATGTGTTATTCAACGCAGTCAACGAGCCATCAACATTGACTGAACTTGCACTTAGATTGTTGAAATAACCATTGCCACTTGAATCAATACGAGTACTTCCACTTTGAATTAAACCACCATAAATTTCAACGTCTTTTGATCCACTATAAATGTTCAACAAATATCCACCACCAGCTGCATAATCGTAGATCGCAAAATCACGGGCAGTTGACGCATTTAGTCCAATCAATGCCGTAGTACCATTATTAGCAGAAGCGTCTGTAAAATACAATCTGCTACCGATTGCAGCATCACCTGAACTATCTCTCTGAATTAGACTGCCAGAATCATCATTTTGAGAATACGCTAAAGTACGAATTGTGGAACTTTCGTCAAAGCTAAGAACAGTGTTGGGAACGTCAGCGACTCTAACTTCATTGAAATGCGTATCGCTTGAATTTCTCTGAGTCAGTATCAGATCATATTGATCATATGGACTTGGCATACCTAATAAATATCAACTTAATATAATTACATCCGATATAAACTAAAACGCCCAAGATTTACATCTCGGGCGTCTTTTATACATTATTTACCCATTCAATTAGAAAATGGCCAACGGTGTACGTTTCCACTTACCATTTGTATAAATGTAAGCAAAATCGTTGTCATATCTAATCGATCCACCAATACCACTATCATTTGTTGTACTTGGCGCAGTACCTCCAATTTGAAGATTCGTAATACTTGCACTGTAAGCACTCAATATTCCACTGAGGTATGCATTGCTACCACTGAAAGTGCCCAATGTTGTCAATCCATCAACACTCAATGTACCAGTAACATCCACGTTACTTGCACTAACATTATTCAATGTGGAAAGATTGGTTACCGTAATATTAGTGAATGTTGATGTACCAATTACCAAATTAGCAAAACTACCGGTTTGTGCCGAAATACTACTTCCGGACACTTGACCCAATGTAGTCAATCCAACAACATTTAATGTTCCACCAATACTTGTATTACCATTAGATGCGGTTACTACAAATTGACCACTGTTGTAATTGAGTACATATCCATTTTCAACCAACAACGAGTTTTCAAGAGTATCACCAGTTTGAGCACGTGGCAAATATCCATAGGTCAAGTTGTTTTCAGAACCCAATGATCCCGTAGGACCACCCATCACTTTGTTGGATACAAGTGGATTATTAGCATCAGTCAAGAACCAATAATCACCCAGACTATCCCACAACAAAGAAGCAGTTGCTTGATTCAAACTTCCACTGTCAACCACATCCAATCCACCATAACGTTGACCCGGAGTCAATACGTTCAAACGAATACGATTGTCACCAATATCAACAACGCTCGAACTGATATAGGTCATCGCACCTTGAACCGTCAAGTTGCCCGGAATAACAACACCACTACCACTAAATTGAACATTGTTAACAAATACTGACGAATTTCCAGTTGTAGAAACTGTCAAATTACCACCACTGGTGGATGTCAAATTTGGATTTGCACCAGCAAGTGTCAAGTTGTCGCTCAAATTAGTAGCAGACGCACTAAGAGCTTGCAACGTAGACAATCCACTAGCAGTCAACGTGGTAAAACTACCAGCTGCTGCAATGTTTTGTCCAATTGGTGCTGCATCAATTGAACCTGATGCAACTACGTTTCCGGTTGCATCTGTTTGGATAATCAATCGTGAACCCGACAACAACTTTTCTTCAAAGGTTGTATTTGCCGCATCACGTTGACTTAAAATGATTGAATATGAATTGAGCGTTGCCATATACTATGAATCTATGTATAAATAGACTGATATTTTATAAAACTGTATCAAATTTCGAAATTGCCAAGTGGTTGACGTAACCATCTACCATTTACATAAATGTAATGGAAATTATCGTCATATGCCATCCAACCTTCTTGACCATAATCATTGGGTGAAGTTGGTGGTGCATGCCAAATATTACTGGTTCCAGTTGATGTGTTGTCTGACGGAGCAAGACCAGCATACGACTGAAATACTGCTTCTGTTTCTTGTGCAGTCAAATCTTGATCCCAACTACTAATTGTTGGTGTTTCGAGAATCGTACCATCTTCCACCATCGGATTAACATAGTGATATGGAATTGGTTTCTTGTAAGAGTTGGCTCTAATATCCTTCTCCACTTCGGCCATTTGTTTAGCAGAAACAATTTCGTTTGTAACCACAATTCTACGTTGAGTAAGAGTTTTAGTTGTGGTAAGTTTCTTGTTCTCAAACGAATCAGGCAATAGATATGCTTGAACAGTCATGTTGAACGTTGTTCTGACCATTCTGTCTTTGCCCGAATTCACTTCGGTGGTGTTGGTATAATCGGTTATGTAAACTCTGAACTTGAACCGTTTTGGATCGCCCCAATATTCTTCAGCTGCAAAGTTGATCTTTTCAATCAACGTGTTCATTTGTTCCACATACTCAGTCCATATCATAAACTCATATGTCAATGTTACGTGGTCAGGCATTGTGACATTCAAAATCTGTGCAACAGGAGCACTAGCACTAGTCAACAAAGAAAATCTGTCATACTTGTTTTTTTCATCAAACTTCTTCACAACCTGAATGTTCAAATGACGATTCAAAGTTGTTAAGTTTGGATTCTTAGCAACAGTGTTTCTCTTAAACATGATAGCAGGCAATTGAAGTTTACCTTGATTATCACGTATTCCACCATCAGTTTGAATAGATTTCCAACGTTCTGGACTGCCATAAAACAATGGTACTTTTACATTTTCACCATTGTCTTCCACAGTCAAATTGATGACTTTATCCATATATTCAAATATGGCGCTATCAATATCAAGCAACGTGATCGTAAAGTTCTTGAACGAGTCTTGATCTCTACGAATTTGCGTTGCACGATTGATGGTAGCTTTAACTTCAGCAACATTGTTGTCTTTGTTTCTGTAGTTTGGAGCTGGATTATCCGAATTTCCTTTCCATGCCATACGTTATACCTGTCTCTCAAAAATGTTTAGTTTACTCAATCTGCTATAGTGAGTATTGCAAATAAAACTGTGACTCTTGGTATCTTGTCCACCCAAGAATTGTTCTTGAACCACGTTATCAATTTCATGATAACGATCATTAAAGAAAACGATATCACCAATTTGAGGAAAGAAGTTCACCTGTTGACACATCTTTTCTCTGAATTTGAACACAACCGTTTGATCACGGTCTGGTCCAAATCCTTCATCTTCACCAGTAATATCTCCACGGTCAATCAAACAACTTATATCAATACCGGGATAAAAAGTCTTGCCCTCAGATGGAGCACTTTCTCCATACATGTTGACCTTAGTCTCAGATGCGGCAATCTTAAAAACAGTCACCAACGTTTCAATAATATCTCCCATCAATTCTGCATTAATGGAATTAATAAAATTGATGTCACGAGCGCTAAAATATCTTCCTCTTAGTGATGCCATAATATCATCCAATATAAATCATGAGTGGAACTTTTTTCAAAATCTCAGTACTCTTTTCAGCTTTCATTGCTTGTTCTTCAATCAACTTTGAAGGCAATGACGCTTCCAACATGTCACGTAGTTGTGTCATGAGTGCTTCTTTTTCAGTATTTGCTTCACTACGTAGTTCGGCACCATCCAAAGTAACTTCACCACCCGGAATCGGAATGGTACTATACTTTTGACGAATAGCACCCAACATTTCTTTACACAATGCCAAGTAATACTTACGTATCCATTGTCTACCCGGAGAATTAATTTTTCTATATACCACATCTTCATATGGTACATTACTAAAGTCAGAAATTTGATCGGGTATGCTACCAGATGGTGTATTAGACGAACCAGTGTAATATAGATTTGCATTTCTATCATTTTCCAACGCATACTCAAAATATACTTTGTAGTTGCTAGTAGGAATAGGAAACAACTTCAGTTTGTTGTTCACAATTTCAAAACTATAACTGCTCTTACGAACCATATCATTGAATTCAATTGCTTGACCACGAAGCAAATCTTCAAAGATCGGTGTCATCAAAAATTGAACGGCAGGACTATATCCAGCAAAACCCATTTCATTCAACACGTTACTGTATGACATACCAGTCATGCTAAATGGATCATATATACGAGCAAATGCTGGAGGACCATTATGGAAAATACGTTTCACTTCGATACGATTTCCAGATCCAGATGCTTGTTCATACAATGACTGCAAATCGTATGTTTGTTGACCGGTAATTACGTCAATACTACCTTTCTTCCAATCAACATTACCACCCACACCAACTTCACTACCATATCCCTTTGACAACTTAATCACATATGGCAATGGATCACCCGTCATAGAACGTCCATTTACCACGGTTGATGTGGATTGTCCAATTAATGACAACAAATTGTTACGAATATTGAACTGATTGATTTGTGAACCATACTCAGTCACAGCTTCTTCAAATGCTGCATAAAAGTTCACGTCGATCATTTCGATGTCTTCGATGGGATAACCCAAACGGATCGCTGCCCAGACCGCACTGCTACTGCAATCGGCCACAAAACGAGCGTCCGTGTCGTAAAATCCAAATGGTGTTCGTCCCGGTACAGCACTACCACTACCAGGCCATCTTACCCTATCTTGATCCAAATTTGCACTCATTAAGATATAAATATCATATGAGTTTAGTTATCTTCACTATTAATTGACCATTGCCTTTAATCACTCTATGATATGTTTCTTTGGGTATAAATAATGTATTTTCAAGATACACTGGGAGTTCATTATCCATCTGAAACTCCCATCCGTGGTTCTCTATAACCTCAACTATACGATCTTCTCGGTCTTTATGCCACTCTAATTCATGATCATCAACGTCTTCTGAAAATGTACGAAGGTATTGATTGTTACCCAAAACCGACTCTTTATATGGTCTCGACATAATTGTTATACTCACTCGGATCACTGCTTAATCTATTGATAACTATGTCGTTTCTATTAAATTCAACATCTGGTATTTTCTTCCATGAATATCCACCACCCGTTTCATAAACATTATAAGGTATATCGATTTCATAC